ATGACTAGTTTTCTAAAATTGGGTATTTTCGAGCGAGAAGCCAAAGCCCCGGAACTCAATATTAAACAACTTGCACTACTTATGTGTGGGGTAGATCCGACAGTTAAAACTGCTGATATCCCTGAGGCGAAAGTTGAAGCTTACAATATATACTATCGACAACTGAGTAGATGGTTATCAGCATCTAAATTATTTCGAGGTGGAAACTCAACAGCCTATCCCGCAGACTATATGTTTGCTCTGGCATATCCTCTTATTGATGAAGATATTACACCACAACCCATAAAGGACAGATGCCTTGCGGCGGTGGCTATAATTGCTAATCAAAACAAAGGAAAAGAGCATCTTTATGCTATGGGAGGGGATGAGCTTTTACAGGTCGGAATTGCATTGAAAAGCAGCAAACGCGGCTTGCATCGTAAAGAAGATGAAAAGGAATATAATGATAAATTAATGGGGATGCTGGTCAAGCTTATAGCACATAAGATAGGCCATTCGTTTGGCACCTCTAAAAAACCAAGCATCTCGGCTATTTTAAACGAACTATATAAATTAGCTGATGAGGAAGGTATATCTAAAACTGGATTATCCAAATCAGCAATATATGATAAAATTCGCAAGGCATTAAATTCGATTTATTATACGGAATGAATATTATTTTGCAGTGTTAGTGGGTATTATTTATATTTCATGTGAAAATACTAATTAATTATATTTGTTGGAGCTTTTGGCGATTCTATGATCGCCAAGGAGATTCAATTGTTATATTTGATGTTTATTACAGTTACATTCAACAGCATTCAACAGCATTCAACGACACGTAATGACACGTAACGGCACCCGACAGCACCTAACAATACCTAGCTCCATCCACGGTCTCTACTAGGTCATTACTTGCTAACTTTTTCCATCTTTGTTCATGGTTATTCATCACTGTTCATCAGCGTTCATCATTGTTCATCTTTGTTATGAACAATCCAAGGCGAATCAAATCGTTAGAGAACGGTGATCTTCGGCGAGTTATTGAAATTCATGATTTTTTCTCTCGCGACAGCCGTTGAAATTACTGTGGAAATTGTTTTCAACAGGGGAGCGTTATCTTGATGGAATTTCTATCTTTCAATGGAATTGCGTGTTCTTTTAAAGGATTCCAGAATCAATGGAAATGCTGGTCGTTTATCCACTAATCTCTTCGCATAACATTGAAACAGTGGAGGCAGCATGCAAAATATAACCTTTACCCCGCCAAATCCTGAACAGCGCCGCACCCTTTTAGAAGAGTACGGCTTTAAGTTTGATCGCCGAATCCGTGAAGATGAATGCAGCGAGATCACCAGTCTTTCCCGTTCCAGCCGCTGGAAGATGGAGCAGCAGGGGCGCTTCCCTCCGCGCTGTCACTTTGGCCGCAATAGCTGTGCTTGGCTTCTTTCGGATGTGCTCTGGTGGGTTCGTAATCCGCCAGCAGTAGAGAACGTCAATAACCCATACAGCCGTAAATCTGCTTAATTAACCACAGGTAATCTGAGATGAAAAAGATTAATGCCCTCCACGGGCAGGGATTCGCTCACCCTGTAGCCAGCCAGCACGATATTTCAGCGAACCGTAAACAGGTTATTTCCGGTGACTGGTCGCCCATTAATCGCGGTGAATTTACGCTTGCCGATCTGGGGTTGCGCCACAACGGTAACGGGCTGGTGTGGCTGCGTTCCGGCGTGTCCGTGCATGAGGCATACCATGATGCAGGGATAAGCGGCAAGGACAAGACCAAAGGAAGGGTTAATGGTCTTCCTTTTGAATTTGTCGGCCAGTGGCAGGAATACCCGACTAAACGCAGCTTTGCCGTTTCAGTATCTACGGAACTACGCCGCCAGTATTACCCGGACGATGCCACTTTTGGTAAGGCGATGCGTGAGGCGGGTTATATACCCGTGCGCACCCGTAAATTGACCGGGAAGCTGGCAAGTTACTGGCTGTATCGAGTAACGGGTGATGATAAGGGGGTATGCACAGCAGAACCCACGCTCCGCAAGGCTTCCGAGCCAGTTGTCCAGACCATATCTAAGCCTCATCCGTGGTTTAAGCGTGTGGCACTCGATGGTAAATGGCAGTACGTCTACGCAGATCACATCCGCTTTCTGACTAAAAAGCGTCATCGCGTCGATGGTGTTCGGGTTCAGGGGTATACCGCTGGCGGGCTGAAAGTGGAGGCTATTGTATGACAGGCAAAACAAAGGCGGCCATGCCGGGCCGCCTGAGTCTCAACGCTTTACTGAAACATCGCCAGATTACCAGGCTTGCCGCTGGTGGTCAAACTTTGCACTCGCCCGTTTTGGCGAGGTCAAATTATCACCAGGGATTCAAAATCCGAGCTGGAGTTCAAAATCTGCGCTCCCCCGTTTGGGGGTGCTCAAATCATGATGAGGCAGCCGCAAGCGATTTGCATAACTCAATCATGGTTGCGCAGAATTTGAGCCGACGAAATCCGTACGCACAAATTAACCGCGTACGTTTAACGTACGGAGATCGAGACAAAGGCGAACAGTATTCGGGTTCATGGCAAAACAACGTTAAACGTGGTTTAGAGGCTCCGACGAAAAACGTAGAGAGCTGCGAAGATAACCAACCCTCTTTAAGAGGGGAGCCTCTGCACAACTCATTAATAGTTGCGCAAAACAGACCCTTTTTAAGAGGGGCAGTCCACAGCATTACGGGGAGTAACCCTGTTCAGCTTTCAGGTTCCGATCTGGCTTTCTTGCGCTGCTCAGATTTGAGTTTGCGCCCGCAGGCATCCAGAACCCAAGCAGAGAAATTAGCACCGGAGTTATCTGCCTTCTCCCGTTCTACGCTTGCGTCAATCTCTTCAATCAGGTCATGCGGAAAGCGGATTTTTTTAGTAGCTGATTTTGCATTAACGGACTTGGTAGCCATAAGTCTTCCTCAAATTAGTGTGGGAACACCATACATTAAAAAAGAATGCAAAAACAGTCTTGACGTGTGGCCGCACTTTAAACTAGATTGGTGTGGCCGCACCTTGTTTTCTCGATGCGGAAATAGCGAAGCCCGGCAGTGCGCTAACACTAACCGGGCCTCTTACCACAACGTAACTGAGGCTTACATCATGGCTTGTATACAGCATACCCAAACTCGCCCCAAATATCAGTATCGATTTCTGGCCCTCAGCGCCACTGAAAGCAACGTCATTCACATCACCGCTACCACTGAGCGCGAAGCCCGTGAGCAATCACCGGCAGGCTGCGTGATGGTATTCGCTGGCCGTCTGCCAGTTCGGGAGGCTCGCTATGCGTGAGCCAATCAGCTTAGACAAGGCAGAATACAAATCAGCGCTGGCTGCTTCACTTTTCGAAACCATTTTGGAAAAAGCCTGTGCTGAGTGTTCGGAAACCCTGCTGAACCATATCTCACTGGCATGTGACCTTAATCAGGAAATTCACCGGGCATTAATCGCCGAGCTGGGTATGGGAGAAGCGAAATGAGACAAGTTCCTTTTGAAGTCCTGATGCACGCTGAAAATGCCCTTTCAGAGAGTGAGTGCGCAATGTCTGTGCTGAGCATGTGGATTGACAGCATTCCCGACGGTGAAGAACACCGTGAGGAAGCGTGCCGTGTCGGAGCAATTATGTCTCTGCTGCACAAATCTATCGGCGAGCTGGTGAAGGCGCGGGAGGCTTACAGTGCAAAATGACTTTGTAAGCGATGTACGCAGCAAGGCAAACGGCTACTGGCCGTCAATACTGGAGCGCCTGGCGATTCCGACGAATCGCGGTGAGGGGCCGTGTCCGGCGTGCGGCGGCAAAACCCGCTACCGGTTCGACAATAAAGATAACCGGGGAACCTATTTCTGTTCGCACTGTGGCGCGGGTACCGGGCTGGATCTGGTGATGAAGGTCAATCAGTGCGGTGCGAGAGAAGCGGCTGAGATGGTGGCCGAAGCGATGGCGCTGCCTATGCCGGAACCGAAGCCAGCCAGAGAAAAGCCTCAAACGGATATCGCCGGGAAAGTTGCGGCGCTGGCTGCTAAAGCCTCTCCGGGGCAGTCTGCTTACCTTACATCAAAGGGGCTTCAATGCCCCTTCCCGATGCTGACCGATGGGTCGCTGCTGCTGGTGCTGAAAAACGGTGCTGGCGCGACGACAGGCGCACAGGTGATTAAGCCTGATGGCAGTAAGCGGCTGGTGGCCGGAACGGTGAAGAAAGCCTCTTTTGGTGTGGTTAATTCCGTTGAATTGACGGAAACGGTGATTATCGCCGAAGGGCTGGCAACGGCGCTTTCAGTTCAGCAGTTCCGCCCTGATGCGACAATTATTGCAGCGATTGACGCCGGGAATCTGCTGCCAGTTGCGCAGGTGATGCGACAGCGTTACCCGAATGCGCAGATCATCATCGCCGCAGATAACGACATTAAGCCGGGAGAGCCAAACACAGGCAAAGGGGCTGCAGAGAAAGCCGCTAAAGCTGTCTCTGGCCGGGTGGCTTTACCTCAGTCTGAGGAAAAGGCCGACTGGAATGATTTTCACCAGCAACACGGGCTGGAAGCAGCCGCAGCAGCATTTAATGATTCGATGTACCAGCCGGAGGGCGAAAAGGTGGTGGTAAAACTTAAGTCTATTGACGGCGGTAAAAAAGAGCAAAAATCAGCTCTGCAAGGTGACGAACTGAAACCACGCGTGGAGAGCCGTAACGATGGCTTGTACTGGATTACGCCAAAGGTGGACAAGGACAGCGGAGAAATCATCAATAACGAAGCGTGGCTTTGTTCGCCTCTTGAGGTAGTTGGTTCAGGTAGTGACGGGGCAGAACGCTATCTTGTTTTGCGCTGGCGTTCGCCGCGTGGCCACGAAGATATTACCAGGGCGATCCCTTGCGCTGATGTTGGAGAGCGTGAGGGATGGCGCTCACTTAAAGCTGGAGGGGTTAACGTGACCACTAAAAACACCTTTCGTGCCATTCTGGCCGATTGGCTGCAGCAGTGTGGATCTGGTCAGGAATGGATTATCACTCATACCACTGGCTGGCATAATGGGGCATATATCATGCCTGATGGCGAAGTTATTGGTGATCCAGAGACACCCATTCTCTTTAATGGTCGCAGCGCTGCATCTTCCGGTTATGCCGTTTCTGGTACGGCTGAGGGCTGGCGGGATTCAGTGGCTTATCTGGCCGGTGGCAACCCATCAATGATGCTGGGAGTGGCGGCGGCATTATCCGCGCCGCTTATTGGGCTGGTGGGTGCTGATGGTTTCGGTGTCCACTTGTTCGAGCAGTCGAGCGCCGGTAAGACCACTACAGCTAATATTGCGAGCAGTCTGTGGGGAGAGCCGGATGCTCTGCGCCTAACGTGGTACGGTACTGCGCTTGGTATCGCTAACGAAGCGGAGGCGCATAACGACAGTCTGTTACCGCTGGATGAAGTGGGGCAGGGGAGCAGCGCCAAAGACGTTGCCACTTCGGCATACACCTTGTTTAACGGTGCTGGAAAGCTGCAGGGAGCCAAAGAGGGCGGCAATCGGGAGTTGAAACGTTGGCGCACTGTAGCAATCAGTACCGGGGAAATGGATATCGAGACGTTTCTTTCTGCTGGTGGGCTAAAAGTTAAGGCAGGCCAGTTGGTTCGCCTGCTGAATATCCCTATGGAGAAATCGACGGCCTTTCATGGCCTGCAGAACGGCAAGGCTCATGCTGATGCACTGAAGCAGGCATGGATTGAAAATCACGGTGCAGCGGGCCGAGAGTGGGTTAAATGGTTGGCGGCTCACCAGAAGGAAGCTAAACAGGCCGTACATGACGCCCAGACGCGCTGGCGCGGACTCATTCCGGCTGATTATGGCGAGCAGGTGCACCGCGTGGCAGAACGCTTTGCAATCCTTGAAGCTGCGCTGGTGACTGGTGCATCAATCACCGGATGGGATGAACAGGCCAGCCGTGATGCTATCCAGCATAGCTTTAATGCCTGGGTGAAAGAGTTCGGAACGGGAAATAAAGAGCACCAGCAGATCATCGAGCAGTGCGAGGCGTTTCTTAATGCTTATGGTCTGAGCCGGTTCGCCCCTTTGCCTTATGATCCTGCAAGCCTGCCAATCAGTAATCTTGCCGGGTATCGTAAGCGTAAGAGCAACCATGATGATGCGCCCATGGTGTTCTATACATTCCCTGCAACGTTTGAGAAGGAGATAGCGCAGGGATTTAATGCTAGGCAGTTTGCCCGTGCGCTTGCCGCTGCCGGTTTGCTCTCTGAGCCATCAAGTGGGAGAGGATATCAACAGAAATCACCGCGAATTGATGGGCGCCAAATCAACGTTTATGTACTTCAACAAGTTGCAGAAGAAGGGGCGGAATAAAATACACATGTGAGGATTGTTATTGTTGGTTCAGTTGGTTCAATGATTGTTAATTACATTCATGTTACTGTTTTACATAGGGTTTATGTCTAATAATTGAACCAATACTGAACCAACAAACGGCTATTTTGAACCAACATGTTCCGCTATTGAACCAACCCCCTTTTCTGGCTGGCCTGTAAATATTTGCCACTGAACCAACATAAAAATAGCATTTGTTGGTTCAAAAAGGGGCTTTGTTAGTTCACTTAATGAAAATAATGCCTTTAAAAACAATAATCTTTACAAATTGAACCAACTGAACTGACTGAACCAACATAGTTTTGCATCTATACACAAAAAATAGAGGATGTTATGGACAAAAAAAGCAGTGATGACCTGGTATATTCGAAGGTGCTGATCCAGAAACTGGTTGAGCACAAAGATATGTTTGGGGTTCCAGACAGCAAAACGGATTTGCAGCTTATGCCGCTTAGCGAATACCGGGAACTGGTGAAGCGAGAAGCTTTCTTTTTTGTGGATCACAATGGTTTCCTGCGCCATCAATTTTCTGGTGATGTTATGGCTGCCAGCAAAGAACAACTGGATATCCTTATCGGCGAATTGAAAGCGAAGCGTGAGCTGCTTGATGATGCTCTGGATTGCGCTAAGGAATAATTTTGTAAATTATTCGTACTCATGTTTACCCGTGATTACCCCTGTCTCTGACGGGGGTTTTCTTTATATTTTTCATGTATATCTTGAAGAGTGGCACTCAGACGTGAGCCGCCACTGGCCGTTAAGTCAAGCTGTAGCGAGTACAGCCTGCGAGAGGCAGAAAAAGATTTAACGGCCTCCCCTCCAAGCGCTGGTTTCACGTCTCTACGTTAATTGATACGGAAACCACTCCATGAAGAAACTACTCGAATTACGCCAGCAGAAAGCCGCACTCAAAACACAGATGCGTTCCATGCTGGACAAAGCCGACACCGAAAAGCGCAGCCTGAACGAAGAAGAGGGCAAAAAGTTCGACGAACTCCGCGCCCAGGCTGATGCGCTTGAAGTTGAAATCACCCGCCTTGAAGCCGTCGCCGACGATCAGCGCAATCTGCCTGGTACTTCCGTCGAAGGTGAGCCAGTAAGCAACGACGAGCTGCGCCACTACATCATGACAGGTGATACCCGTTCTCTCTCCACGCTGGTGCAGGCTGACGGCGGTTATACCGTTATCCCTGAGCTGGACAAAGAGATTATGCGCCAGTTGCAGGATGATAGCGTGATGCGCTCCATCGCAACGGTGAAGACCACCAAAACCAACGAATACCAGAAGCTGGTATCTGTGGGCGGCACTACCGTTAATCGTGGTACCGAAGGTGAGGCACGTACCGAAACCAGCACGCCGAAGATGGAACGCGTTGATATCAAACTCAACCCGATCTACGCCTACCCGAAAACCACTCAGGAAATTCTCGACTTCTCCGAGGTGGATATTCTGGGCTGGCTGTCTTCTGAAATTGCCGACACCTTCACCGCTACCGAAGAGAGTGACTTCGTAAACGGCGACGGTGATAAAAAATCCAAAGGCTTCCTGTCTTACCCTCGCGCGGCCACTGCCGATAAAACCCGTCCTTTCGGTACGCTGGAGAAGATGGAAGCCGCTGACGTTTCCTCTGATGGTTTGATCGACCTGCTGTATAAGCTGAAAGCCAAATATCGCAAAAACGCCGTATGGGTGATGAACTCCAACACCGCCGCCAAACTGCAAAAGCTGAAAAATGGCAACGGGGATTACATCTGGCGCGATCGTCTGGTTGCCGGTTCCCCCGATACGCTGCTGGGCCGTCCTGTTCAGTATCTGGAAACCATGCCGGATGCGGAGGCGGGTAAAGCGTTCCTCGCTGTGGGCGACTTCAAGCGCGGCTATTTCATCGTGGATCATACCACTGGCGTGCGTACCCGCCCTGACAACATCACCGAACCGGGTTTCCTGAAAATCCATACGGACAAGTATTTAGGTGGTGGGGTGGTTGATTCCCGTGCAATTAAAATTCTCGAAATGTCAGGTTCAGGCTCCTGATTAACAGGGGCTTCGGCCCCTTAATCTTTTGGTGGTTAATTATGAACGAACCTGAGAAAGAATATTTTAATTGCTGTCTGGCTTACCAACCCAACGGCTCACTTATCTGGAAACAAAGACCTGAAAGCCATTTTTCTAGCGTTGCTCAGGCCAAAACATGGAATGCGCGGTACGCCGGAAAGTCTGCTGGTTGTTATTCCAATGGTTACAGAGTTGTTTCTGTAAATAAAAAACTGCAACTGGCGCACCGGGTTATCTGGATTATGCATTTCGGCTCTATACCCGCCGGAATGGAGGTTGATCACATTAACCATGTTAAAAGTGACAACCGGATAACGAATTTGCGGCTGGTTACTCATGCCGTGAATCAGAAGAATTTATCTATCCAGAAAAATAACACCAGCGGCATGACAGGCATACGCCGTGATAAGCGAAGCAATAAATGGATAGTCCAGATTAAACCTCGCGGACAAAAAACAAAACATATTGGCTCGTTCGATGAATTAGATCTTGCCATTTCAGCCCGGAAAGCTGCGGAAGTTAAGCATGGCTTTCATAAAAATCATGGGAGCCTGAATTAACAATGAAAACAATCGATTTTGAAATCCGTACCTCTGAGCTTACCGCCAAAGAGCGCAAGCTGGTGGGCTATGCCGTGCGCTGGAACAGTCTCTCAGAAATTATCTGGGATGAATTCCGGGAACAGTTCGCGCCGGGGGCGTTTAAAGACAGCCTGGCATCTGGTAGCGATGTGCGTGCGCTGTATGAGCATAACTACACCCAACTACTGGGACGCACTAAATCCGGCACGCTGGTGCTGTCCGAAGACGATACCGGGCTGCGCTTCGAGCTGACCCCGCCGAATACCCAGCTTGGGAATGATGTACTGGAGCTGGTGGAGCGCGGTGACATTTCCGGCATGAGCTTTGGTTTCCGTGCGTCAAAAGATTTCTGGGATACAGCGAAATTACCTTACACGCGAACCGTCATCACTGCTGAACTACGCGAAATCACCGTTACTTCTATGCCTGCTTACCCTGAGTCCGGCGTGGAAATTGCGCACCGTTCTCTGTTCTCCCAACATCCTGAACTGCGCCGCGCTGGTGATAACCGCCGACGCTGGGCTGACTTAGCGGGGCTGTGATATGTGGAATATCTGGCCTTTTGGCCGTAAATCTGAGCCATCCGAACAGCGCAGCATGACGATTGATGAGTTTCTGGCGATGGCAGGGATTCCAAATACCGGATCAGGCGAGTATGTGTCTGCGGGTACTGCGGAATCTCTGCCGGCGGTCATGAACGCCGTATCAGTTATCAGTGAGGCGGTGGCAACAATGCCATGCTATCTCTACCGCGTCCGTAATGATAATGGTCGTGAGGCGCGAGAATGGCTGAGTAATCACCCGGTGGATTTTCTCCTGAACGAGCAGCCGAACGACTGCCAGACGCCTTATCAGTTTAAACGCACGATGATGCGCCATTGTCTGCTGAACGGTAACGCCTATGCGGTGATCCAGTGGGGCCGCGACGGCCAGCCGCAATCCCTGCACCCGTATGCGCCGGTGGCGGTTGTTCCTGAGCGTATCGGCCAGCATAAGTACAAATACACCGTTACAGAGCCGTTTACCGGGGCTGTGCGCACCTATCTACAGGAAGAGATTCTGCACCTGCGTTACTTCACCGATGATGGCTTTCTGGGGCGTTCGCCTATTACTACGTGCCGTGAGGCGCTGGGGTTAGGTCTGGCCCAACAGCGCCACGGTGCCAGCATTATGAAAGATGGCATGATGGCGGCGGGCGTCGTCACTACTGCTGAATGGCTCGACAGCGTGAAGGGTAAGCAGGCTCTGGACGCACTGGAGCGCTACAAAGGTGCCAGAAATGCCGGGAAAACGCCGATCCTTGAAGGTGGCATGGACTACAAGCAGCTTGGCATGAGCAATCAGGATGCCGAATGGCTGGCGTCGCGCCGGTTCTCCATTGAAGACATTGCCCGCATGTTCAACGTGTCCCCCATCTTCCTGCAGGAATACAGCAACAGCACCTACAGCAACTTTAGTGAGGCGAGCCGCGCATTTCTCACCATGACGATGCGTCCGTGGCTGGCGAACTTCGAGCAACAAATTAAATCCGCGCTGCTGGTGGCCTCTCCCGTTCCGGGAACCCGCTATCAGGTGGAGTTTGACTCTGCTGACCTTCTCCGTGCCACACCTACCGAGCGTTACGCCACTTATGAGCGCGGTATCAAGAACGGGATTATGAACCCGAACGAAGCCCGTGAGCGTGAGGGTATGCCGCCGCGTGAAGGTGGTGACGAATTCAGTCAGGCATGGAAGCAGGAAGTGAAGATCAGTAAAGATAGCAAGGACGGTGACTTATGAGAGCCGGAGGACTGAGAAGCCGCGTCACTATCCGGGTATTCACTACCGACCGTGATTCAACTGGTCAGGTTATTCAGGTGTGGGAAGACGGGGAAACCATCTGGGCTGAGGTTAAGGGGATCAGTGGTCGTGAACTGGTGGCGGCTGGTGCTGAGGTTGCCGAAGCAACGATCCGTGTCTGGGTGCGTTTCCGTCGAGATATTACTGCTGCCAACCGTCTGAAGGTGCTGACTGGCCCGTTTGCCGGGGCAACGCTCAACATCATTGGACCACCGATACCGGACTCAGGCATGACGCATCTTGAAATTCTCTGCAAACAGGGGACCGAGAAATGACAACTGAAATCACCCTGGCTGAAGCAAAGCTGCATTGTCGTATTGATGGCAATGATGAAGACACGCTGATACAGGCGTACATCGATGCGGCGCTGGAGGTTTGCCAGAAGCATATCGGTAAGCGATTTGATAACGGTCTGGAGTTTACCCCCGCTATCAGGATCGGCTGTCTGATGTACGTCTCTCAGCTTTATGAGTACCGCACGATGATTGGCGACACTGAGGCGAAAGAGGTTCCGCTGGCTATATCTGCATTGTGGTCGGTCTATCGTGATGTGGGGGTGTACTGATGCCGTGGCAGCCAATGCGCCGGTGCACCGAACCGGGATGTAATAAGCGGGTAAGGTCCGGCAAGTGTGACGAGCACAGGCGGGAAGCGTGGCGGGAGCAGGATGCCAGACGCGGCCATCGGCGCGCCCGTGGTTACTCTGCCTCATGGGAGAAGTACCGCGCTCAGTATCTGAAACGTCACCCCCTTTGTGTTGAGTGCCAGAAGCTGGGCCTCTACGTTCCTGCAAAGATTGTCGATCACATCATCCCTATCAATGGCGGTGATGATGTTCTGTTCTGGCCGGAGTGGAACCACCAGCCGTTATGCCAGACACATCATAACCAGAAGACCACGCAGCAGGACCCCATCACCAAAGCGAATCGTAAAGCAGGGCTCTACATCGAGCAGGAAGAGCGGGCAGCACAGCGTAATAACTGGATGTATGAGGCCAGCGATGAATGAGAAAGACGTGGTGAATCTGTATCAGTCACTGGCCCGATGCCGTGATGGCTTTGTGCGGGCCCGCACCAGACGCAATGAGCGCCAGCCAGTGAAGCGCATGAGCGAACGTGAGCGGGAGGTGATGGAATGCTTCCGCAACCGCTGACAGGCCGCAAGGACGGGGTGGGGGAGGTTTTCAGGACAAAACCCCAGCCGCAAGGCACCACCCGCCCCCTCAAATTTTTACGCACGGTGATTTTTTTGGAAATAAAACGCGATGGAAACGAGAAATTTTTATGGCAAGACCACCCAAACCGCCAGCCTACCTTGATGAGTTAGCCGCGCAGCAGTGGAAAGCGAAGGCAAAGCAACTGGCCGAACGCGGGGATCTGACTCCCGCCGACTGGAACAACCTTGAGCTTTTTTGTGTCAACTATTCGATGTACCGGAAAGCAGTTGAAGACCTTGCCAGCCGTGGATTCAGCATTGTGAACAGCCAGGGCGGCGAGAGCCGGAACCCGGCGCTGAGCGCAAAGGCCGATGCTGAAAAAATCATGATTAAAATGTCGTCGCTGCTGGGCTTTGATCCGGTAAGCCGCCGCCGGAATCCGGTAGAAACGGAAGAGGAAGACGAGCTTGACCGTCTGGAATGAGTACGCAAATGCGATAAAAACGGGCGAAATTCCGGCCTGTAAGCGTGTAAAACAGGCCGTGGAAAGGTACTTTTCAGACCTGAATGACCCCCGTTATGAGTTCGATACGGCGACCGTAGAGCGGTTTATCGCCTTCTCCCGGCTCTGTCCACACGTCAAAGGCCCGTTGCGTGGCCAGCCAATCGAGCTGGAGCCTTGGCAGCAGTTCGCCTTTGCTAATCTGCTGGGCTTTAAGGTCAGGGAGTCAGGCCGCCGGAAGTATAGCAGCGCTTTTATTGAGGTGCCGCGCAAGAACGCCAAATCCACCGTAGCTGCCATGCTGGCTAACTGGTTTCTGGTGATGGAAAAGGGTCAGCAGGATATCTACACGGCGGCGGTAAGCCGGGATCAGGCCCGTATCGTGTTCGACGATGCCCGCCAGATGTGCCTGCTGTCAAAACCGCTGAAAAAGCGCGTCAATATTCAGGCGCATAAGGTTATTTTTCCGAAGAGCAACAGCCTGTTAAAGCCGCTGGCGGCGAAGGCGGCCACCATTGAGGGAACTAACCCCAGCCTGGCGATTGTCGATGAATACCACCTTCACCCGGATAACGGCGTTTATTCCGCACTTGAGCTGGGCATGGGCGCACGTCCGGAGGCGGTTCTGTTCGCCATCACCACCGCCGGGAGTAACGTTGTCTCCGCCTGCAAACAGCATTACGACTATTGCTGCCAGATTCTGGCCGGGGAAGAGGGAAACGATTCGCTGTTTGTCCTGATCTACGAACTGGACGACGAAAGCGAGGTGGATAAGCCGGAAATGTGGATCAAGGCTAACCCTAACCTGCATGTGTCTGTTGACGCGGCGAAGCTGGAATCCACCATCCAGAAAGCGCGGGGCATACCGTCGCAATGGGTGGAAATGCTGACCAAACGTTTCAATATCTGGTGTCAGGGCTCCACGCCGTGGATGGGGGCCGGGGCATGGGATGCCTGTGCGATCGACTATACCGAAGACGATCTGGCCGGAATGGAGTGCTACGCCGGGTTTGACCTGTCCTCAACCAGCGATATCACCAGCGTGAGCTACGCTTTCCCGTTCGACAGGGAGATCAGGCTCCTGACCCGTCATTATCTGCCGGAAGCGCAGCTACTTAACGTTGCTAACAAAAACCGCGCCATCTATCGCCAGTGGGTAAAAGCGGGCTGGATACGAACCACCCCCGGCGACTGTATCGACTATGACCGCATCCGTGACGATATCCTGCGAGACGCTGAAACATTCAATATCCGGCTGGTGGGCTTTGATACGTGGAACGCCACACACTTGCGCACTCAGTTGCAGGGGGCTGGCCTCGATGTGGAGCCGTTCCCGCAAACCTATCTGAAATTCAGCCCGGTAGCGAAATCTTTTGAGGTTTTTGTTAACCGCAAGGTGGTGCGTCATCGTGGCGATCCGGTTCTGGCCTGGGCGATTGGTAACGTGGTGATGGAGTCCGACGCCAATGCCAATATCAAACCCAACAAAAAGAAATCCTCCAACAAGATAGACCCGGCGGTTTCTGCACTCATGGCGTTCGGCACATTCCAGGCAGAACACGAAGATTTTGCATTCGATATGAGCGATAGCCATAAGCAGCGACTTGCCGAATTTACCGGGATTTGAATATGCTTAAACACAAGAAAATTGAGTCTGTGATCGACGAAATGGCACGTCAATTGGGCCATGAACTTAACGGGCAGGATAAGCTGGTAATCCGCACTAAAACAGCTATGGTGTTGGCCGCTAAACAGCGGCACCGCCAGCGCATGGAAGCGCCACCCTATCAGTGGCGAAAGCCAGATAAATTAAGGCGTTGAAAGAGGTTCACCCCCTATAAAGCACCAGTATTGTTCTGGTGCTTTTTTGTTTGTTCAGACAAAACTGTATAAACATCTGTATAAACATTAATAAAAAAGGCGCTATCCCATGCCGAGTAGCGCCTTTTTATTCAATAACATAGCTGAAATCTATCAGTTCATGCCGTATTTTTTCAGTTTCTTACGCAGGGTACCACGGTTGATGCCCATCATCAGGGCAGCGCGGGTTTGATTACCACGGGTGTATTGCATCACCATGTCCAACAGTGGCTGTTCAACTTCAGCCAGTACCAGCTCATACAGGTCATTAACATCCTGACCGTTCAGTTGAGCAAAATAGTTCTTCAGTGCCTGTTTAACCGAGTCACGCAGGGGCTTTTGAGTCACCTGATCCTGAGAGTTAACGGTAGAAACGGTCAGTACGTCAGAATTTACGCGTTGTTCGAACAT